CCCATTACCAAGACTAAAAAATCCCTGAAACTCAGGCACGTCAACGAACGTGTTGTAATTATCTTTGAAACGTTTCATACCATAAAGCTCTGCAGCTTTTTTACGTTGGTTTTTAAATTGTTGGATAGCAGCTCGTTTACTGGTAGTGGACTCTTTAATTGGGTTGGTGAAAGTTCTATGAAAAAATAAATCTAACTCTTCCACATCCATGTAGGCTGTAATATTTTTCATGTTGGTTATAGAAGTAAGAGATGACCCAAATAAAGACTTCTTCTCATCGCCCCAACTTAGAGTGGCTTTAAGTTGTCGCTCGCCTCTAGTCGTATTGTAGTCAGGGTGTGCTCTACTTAAATTTACAATTTCCTCAGCATAATTTTCAATAGTGCTAAGTTCATTTTTAAGTTTGAATTTCTTGCTCAGTAAGTTCTTACGTTTAGCTTGATGTTCAGCAACTCTGATTGAATCAACTATAGCTAAGTATTGCTCAACTGACATCTCACTAGCGGATTGCTTAACACCACTGAACTTTTCAGGAATATTAAAATCTGCATTACCTAGCTCAATTTGCTTATCAACATACTTATCGTAAGCACCTTGTTTAGATAATCCTTTTCTCGAAGGATCTAAATTAAATACGTCAAGGATCTCTTCAACCGCTTCATAATATCCGGCCTTTTTAAGAGTCTCAATAAATGATTTATCCTTGGTCTTCTTAATATATTTAGCAGCACTGCTCACACGCGACTTAGCTATTACAGCAGCTTTAGCTCTCTCAGAATTTAGTGCTGCTCGTTCTTTAGCTACAAACGCCTGCTCTACTTCATTTTTTAATATGTGTCCTACAGCGGCCTTTTGAGCTTGTCTCTCAGCTACCAAGAACTGATTAGGGTTGAGTGATTTAAGTGGAAGCTTGTTAACATCTGATTTAGCTTGTCGAATTAAAGCATCTATTCTAGGAATAGGTAGTGCTATTTTCCTAATCCCACCTTTAGTCTTTGACCAATTCTTGTCCTTCATAAACTGCATTTCTCGTAAATGAGATTTAGTCTGATTAGTGAATGCTTTATCTATAGCTATCATTTTATCAGGCTTGAACGACTGATCTATTTGATTTCTTAAATCTATTTGTTTTTGTTTTCTAGCTGCTATCACTTGTCGTCTACTAGGAGTATTGGCCAACAGCTTTAATAAATCTGCAGAACTACCAATACCCAACATCGCAGCAGCATCTTTAGGGAACATTCCACCATCAACAAATATTTTACGTTTCTTCAACACTGGGTCATTGAGGTACGCTTCAGCTAAATTAGGTGGTAAAAACTTAGGATCAATTGCATACGCAGGATAACCTTTCTTCTTATGCTTAGCTACCAATTCTTTTTTAACTTGAGTTTCAATTCTCTTAGGGTCGAATTGGTCTAACACTTTAAGTTGTGGTTCAAGAGCTTGCATTTCCTGAGCTAACTGTTCTTCATCAATAGCTTTAAAAATCTTGTTAGACTCTTTATTGAAATCTCTAGTAACATCCTGCTTAAGTGACTTAGCTACTGCCAGTCTAGCATCTAGTTGAGCAGTGTTATACTCTTGAACATCCTTCTCAGTCATCAAGCCTTCAATAGCTTCACTGAACGTAGGCTTGTTATAATATTCATTTTCATTAATAGGTATTTTTGCTTCGTTAAAACTTTTAAGTGAAGCCTTCATTGTAGCTTGGTCTTCAGGACTCAACACTTCACCAGCTTCATATCTGTCTAAAATATCCTTGGCATCTGTCTTGGCCTGCTCACGTTTCAACACATAGTTTTTAACTTCCAAGGGACTAGCATCTTGAGGGTCAAGTCTCATTACATCTGTTACTTCAGGGAAGTTTTCAACCAGCTCTGAAAAATCAACAGGATCAAACGCTACTGCATTATCTGGTAAAGTTTCTAACTCACCTGATGGATCAATAATTCTTTTAATGTGGTTAGCTTTTTCAGGAGTATCACTGAACTTTCTTAAGTCATCAGGACTTATCCAAATCTCACCTTTGTAACCAGCAGCAGAGAATATCATTTTTTTAATATTACTCATCTCTGCAGGATAAATAGTCTTCATATTAGTTTCACCAACAATGTAGGCCATACCCTTGAATGCGTTCTGAGCTTTTAGAACCTTGTCACCTTTGGCCATGACTTCAGCACTGGTAGATTTAAAAGGGATCTCTTCAATATTTACTTTTCCCTCTAAAACATCTTGTCGTAATGGGCCTGCTCCATCAGTGTCAGGACTACTACGTTTTGGTTCAACAGACCATGATCCGTCTTCACGGACAACGATGGTGTGATCATCACCTAACCTAGCGCCTATACTGTCATTAATATCAGAGTACCGTTGTTTTGATTTTTTAAAATTTAAAGCATCAGGGACACCTTGAATTGTGACAGCAGTCGCAGCGCCTACAGCAGCAGCTTTACCTACTCGTTCAAGATTACCTTCATCAGTGATTGACGTTAGAGCATTTAAAAAACCTGCTTCACTAGTGTCTTCATTCTTGGCGAATGCTTCACCTACAATTCTAGCTACCTCAGTTACACCAGCAGCACCACCACCTACACTCGCTGCTTTTACCATGTTACCAAGGATATCAAACTGCGCTCGTAGAGCAGGGTTAGAAACAATTTTAATAGCAGCGTTAGGGCCAACAAACTTCTTAAGAAGTGCATTGTTCTTACCTAAAAATAAACCAACACCACCAGCAGCGATACCACCTAATAGTGCTACGCCATACGACACATTCTTTTTAGTATCGAAACTTATATTTAAAGGCTTACCATCTTTATCTCTAGCTTGACTGAGTTCATTAAAAGTTGAACCTCGCATGACTTTAAATCCGTCAACGAAACCAGCACCGAAAATACCAGCACCTAATCCTTTAGTAGCACCTACGAATGCTCCTGTAGGGCCTGCGCCTGGGACAGGAGCTAATGCCCCAACAACTCCATAAGAGATCGCACCAGCAGCGACAGTACCTCCTATGATTTCTTTGTTCTCGTATAGACCTTGAGCGAAATCTCTAACACCACCAAGAACCATACCTGGAAGCTGCTCACCAAAATCATCTATACCAAAATCATTTTTGTGCATTTCTGCCATTTCAAGATTTAAACTACTTAGATGTTCAATATCACCTTCAGAAAAGTTCTCAGGTTCATCCATCCATCTGTTATTCATTTCAGATATTTCTCTAACCATTGATGGCTTGTCTGAAATTTCTCGCCAAGTAAATTTAGCAAAATTAGATAAGTAATTTAATACACCTGTGTCAGGTTTAGCTAATGAAGCATGTTGTGATGACTGCTTCATATAATTAGCAACATCTCTGTTAGGTGCCACAGACTCTTCTATATCCATTTCAGTATCAAAATCCTGCTGATGCTCTTTATAAGTATCAGGGGAAATATTAAAGAAGTTGGAACGGTCAATATTTTTAGCTGCAGTCTGAGGGTCTTCAGTAGCGAATGACAGTATGTCCTTGGTACTATCGCGTTTCTCTACTAAATTATTAGGAGCTACAGGATCTTGAGTAGGTTGATTAACCTCTACATAATTTGCTTGTTCTCTTTGTATTTCTTCCATTTGTACCTATAAGTTTTCATTTACGAATTTAATAAATCTCTCATCACTATCTTTAGGGGTAAAGCCGTTTGCTTTTCTGAACTCTCTTTTAAGATCGTTCTTCTTACTCACGTCCACTTCAGGTAAAGCCAACTTAACTCCTAATGACTTTTTCTTAGCTACTGATGGTTTCTTAGGAGTTATGAAAGTTCTCTCATAAATTTTATCTTTAACAAATTTCTTAACTCTGTCGTTCAATTCTTTATCAGTAGGGATGCCATCTAGTGTACTCATCCAATCCATTAATTTATTATTAGCATCAATTAAAGTTAACTCATCCTCAGGATCGATTTTTCCAAAATCATTTCGTTCAATCTCTTCAGACAATAGCAATTGGTTCTGAAGCATGGACCCAGCTCGTTTGTTCATAGAGCGTTGCTCACCAGCAGTTTCAACTTTAGTGCTGTTATACATACCAGTGTATCGTCTTCTATCAGCTTTATTTAAACCTACCATTGATCGTTGAAAGTCTTCAGGGGTAACAGTCGAAATATCTGCATCAGGGCCAAAGAACATATTCTGCACCGCAATCTCTGACTTAGGATCAGTCTTCTCAGGTGACTTGATCATTTCAGTAACAGCTTTTCTACCCTTAGCGTCTAGCTTGTCCCACGTTGCTCCGTAAACAGGATCATTTTTCAAATCCGCAACACCGTAATAAGGATTGGCACTAGTCATTTTATTACCAACATGATTAGCAAGTCGTTCGTAGTTTTTCTTGACCTGACGATTACGCATGTTTTCACGTCTTCGCTCGTTAGCATCTTTTATTTCTAAAGCTCTAGACTTAACTTCAGGATCTTTAATATTATTAATAGCGGCCATTTGTTGATCTTGAGATTTTGAATCAATCTTTCCTATAACCTCATAAGCTTTATCTTTGGCCTTAGTCTCTTTAAATTTACGATCTAACTTAGCTTGATTACGAGGATTGATATAACCCTTGTATCTCTCTTGTAAGGCCTTAGCTTCATCAGGCTGACCACTTGCTATCAAGTTATCAACGGAAGCGTAGATACCTTCACTCAGCTCTTTAGACGCTTCAACTGAAGCAATGTCGCCCATTTTGACTTTAATCATCTCACCATCTGCACCTTCGTACATATGATTGAAACCTGTCTTGGCGTTCGTATCTAGTTTAGTAACTGTACCTTTTTCGATACCTCTTTTAGCTACGAGAGTTTTAATCTCAGCTACGTTTTTATCAAAGAATAAAAATGAACCTGGATCATCAGCTTGGATGTAACCAGCGTTAACTGCTAAGTTGTTCTTCTTTAATTTTATAGTCGATTTATGCAAGTTACTCTGATAACTCTCTTGCTGCATCCCACGTTGTTTAAGAACTTGAACTCTATTAGATTTTTGAATTTCTGAAACATTAGCAGTTAGATTACGTCTAACTCTTTCGTTAAGTCCTTCTCTTCTACCAACGATAGCATCAACTTTTTCTCGTTCTCTATCCTCGTACTCAGCATACGCATCAGTCGGATCACCTTCATGACTTCTTAGTTTTTGAAGTTGATCATTATTCCAAATTTGATATTCATGAGTAGCTTCATTAGTAAGGGTTTCAATTTTCTGGTCTTCATAGGCACGATGAATATCAGCACCTTGCTTTATAAGCCCAGTGATTGCACCAGTTCTTACACCAGTACTATCAATATCTGCAGCAGGCCTAGACGTTAATCTAGGGTTTCGAGGTTGAGCAGATGTCGGCTGAATTCTATTAATGCGTGGTATTTGTATGGCCATTACGATTTGCTCCTAGAGTATCCTGAAGCCCCAGTACTTATAGCACCTGTTATTGATCTAAACTGATCATCTGAAGATCTCTGTTCAGCTGCTGCATTTTGAGCACTTCCAGTAATCCTAATTGATCTAGCTTGCTGACGATAACCAAGAGCCTTTTCCTGTGCTTGCTTTTCTATTTCCATCTTATTTAATTCTGCAACAAATCTACTCTCTTCAACAATTGAAGCAGCACTACCGTAATTAATATCAACATCTGCTGCTGTAATGTTAAGTCGTTGTTGGGATAACGTTTTATCAACATCCCCTTGGTATCTTGCTATTTGTGTGAAGCCGTCAACTTCAGCATCGTAAGCATCAAGCTCAGCAAACTCAGCATTCATCTCCGCTATGTCCTGGTTTAGCTCAGCACTATCTTTAGCATTCTGAGCATCAAAATAACCTTTAGCTAATTGTAGACCTGCTACTGCAGTCATTGCCCATGACATAAGGCCTCCTTATCGTCAGATGGTAACTCTTCCACCTCATCGTAATCCTTAGCGATTACATCCTCTTCAATTTCTTCTAAGTCTTTCTTATCAGTACCATGTACCGTTAACCAAACACAGTCAGTATGAGTAAAGACCATTCTCTTAATACCTGGTTGTGACACCATAATATAAGGTGATTTAATTTTCTCTTTTCCATTCTCAGTAAGTAAAACCAACTCACCTTCAACTAATATATTAAGACTTTCAAACTTATGAATTTTACCTACAACTAAAGTACCTTTAGGAATGCGAAGTTCTCTAGCGTACAAGCCTTTCGAGAAATGATGTAGCAGATCCATTTCCACCTGATCGTATTCTAAAAGTTTCTCTTGCACTTTAAAAATAGAATCTCTGAACTTCTCTTTAGTTTTTACTTCACTCACTTATCACTCCTCCTTGATACTTCAACATCAGGAATAATAGAGAGTATTTCAAAATGTACTGGGTCAACTTGTCTGATCGCTACTTGACCACTATTTTCCCAAGTACCTGGAAGAGTCGCTTCAATTCTTTTTGAAGCAGGTTCTTTGTATCTGTTACCAACAATGTCAGTTCCACTAGGTACATCAAAGACATCTAAATCTTGCATTCCTAAAACACTAGTTCCGTCAACAGTACCTGCTGATTCTTCAGGGAACTCATTGGACATATAAAGTCCACGTGTATCATGAATTCTAATATAAATTTTACCAACGTTAATTGACTCGACAAGAGTTGGACTCTGCTCAACAGTACTTATATTTAATGTTTTAATATCTGCAGCAATAGGCCGCCCTACTACAGCTATCGCACCTCTTTCACCATTAGGTATCGTGATCGACCCACCTGATACTGTTACAGCAGTGTAACCATCAACATCATTGTAAGGAGAATTTGAAACGTACCCATCTAAAAAGATACCAACATTCTCACCTTCTAAATGACCAAGTCCACTTACAGTTGTAAATGTCGAGTACATTCTAAAACCTGAGTATTGGGTTAAAGGAAATTCAGCACTAGGTTCAACTGTTACCGAGTCGTCACTTGCTCTAGCAGTAACTTCTAAATCAACTTGAGTCTTATCAGTGGTGTCAAAGAACCTCATAATGGTTCCAACAGCACCGTAAGAACCTGTCCCAAATAGTCCAGATGTCCCACACGTTAAAGTCATTGGGCCATCCCAATCATCAGCAATTATAGGAGCAAGTTCAAAAACATCTGCTCCTGCTAAACTATCATTTATTAAAGTAGATTGAGTTTTAACAGCATCCATAAAAGCATTGAGATTGATCTTGTCTGCTTCAGGATTGGCAGTGAAAGTAGCTGCAGGAATATATCTTGGTAAACTTACCTCGATGTACCTGTCACCATCTTTGTTAGTTACAAAGAATGTAGCGTTGGCCACACCTGTTCCAGCTACTTGTTCAACAGAGTAAACCGAATCATGTCTAGTCCATGCTCTCATCTGATGTTCGAAGTCATAAGTAAATGAAGCGAACGTTCCATCAGAAAACGTCACAATGATCATCGGAGTAATACCTTCTTGGAAGGCCCACGACTCAATAGTTTTTTGCTTGAATAAATGATCACTAAATATAGATTGATTCAACGTTTGATACGTTAAAATATCTTGAGAATAAATTAATTGTCTTACGTTATTTGTGGCCTTATCAACAAAGAAAACACCGCCTGGTACGGCCAAGGGGGGAATTGCTTCATCAATAACCCAACTACCTTTTTTCTCTAAGGCAATATTATCAATACTTAAATTTCCAACACTGACGTAAACACCGATAGTAGTAAAAACTATCAGACCGTCATTCTCTACAATTCTTAGTACTTCAGCTTTACCTGTCGTACCTGACTTAAACTTTAAAGATGAGTCAGCATCATAAGGGAAATCTCTATAGAAGTTATTCTGATAGCCTGGACGTGAAGCAAGCAAGGCCTCAACATCACTCTCAGTTGTTATTAACAATCGCTGTTGATAAACAGCTCCTGTCCTAGAATTTAAAGTATTAAGTGCTACACCTTCAAAACCTTCTTTAGTAATTAAGTTTTGAATACCGTTAGCAAAATCAGCAAGTGATCCTAAATCTTGAAAGTCTGCTTTTAAAGCACCACCACTATCATAAAAATACGTAGTACTTCCTAAATAACCATAGGCCCCACCAGCATCAGGTCGTCTATAAACTCGAACCTCGTTATACTTATCAATGTTTGCTGAGTCAGCATCTATAGTCACCGTGATAACATTCCATTGAGTTGCAGCATCTGGTTTCTTATAAGTGCTAGTAGTATTTTCAACAAATAAAGACTCTTCACCGTTAACAACTAAAGTCACTAAATAATTTACAGCATAACCTGCAGGTGTACCTGTTGCTACAATACTTAAAGCGGTAGGAGCTGCAGGTATCGCAAATATATTTGCTGTTGAAACAAACGCAGGACTCGCATCATCGTAAAGAAGTTTTAGTGTTGCCTTACCTGCAACAAAAACATAAACGTATTTACCACTGGCAGCGAAGTGCATCGCAGGTAAATCAGTTTCAAGTAAAGCGTGGCCTACTGTGGCGGTTAACACACCAGCAAAAGTATAAACTCTAACGTATTGATGCCCCCACTCTAAAAGAATACTAGAGTTAGGAGGTGAAAATAATTTAATTGCTTTATTATCATCTTTAGCTTTTACAAAATGCGCTCTGGAAAAACGAGATAGTATACTACCAGTCTTTCCGATCATAACATTACGACCAGTAGCAAGACCCTTATTAAATTTCTCAAGTGTCACTCTGTCGTGAAGGATTGGGTCTAACTCACCTGATGTAAAACTAAGTATGGGTTTAAGACTCATATTATTCTAGCCTCGCTCTAACAAACTCTGATCTTAGATAGTCTGATTCATAACCAAAATTCTCAAGAGAGTCCATCTCTTCAGCTTTACTTTTAGCAAATAAATATTGTGCTTCAAGTTTATCTCTGAGCGCCTTGGCCCCTTTACCAACAATCAAAGGTGCTGATAATGAAGCAAGCATGTAGGCCACCGCCATCCCGGCCATAGGATTAAGTACAGCAAGGTCAATATCATTTTGGATACATTCGGCAACAGCAGTCACTTCGTTCGTATAGATAGCTTTTTGAGTGTTGTAAAGACCTGTACGTTTAGCTATGTGGGTTTCTCTAGTATCAGTCAACTCTTGAGATTTGATACGTCTTAAGAAAACACAATTGACAGGATACTTATAAACGTAATTCCAAATTTCAGTAGTGGAACTGGTAAGGTTGGCCAACAACTCCAAGGTCACTTCACTAGACGTTGAGTCTAAATCGAGATCTTGAAGGGTTGTATCAAATGCAATGTTATAATGCGTATTTAAAACTCGGACTTCGTTTGATTGATCCGTTGCAACGTCAGTTACTTCTTTAGCTAGAAGTAGAGCTGACAGTGCTAGGTTATAAATCGCAGGTTTTGTAAAAGACATTTTTCACCCTCGCAATAAAAGGCGAAGGTTACTTACTCGCCTTTTTATTCTTGTTCTTAAAAAACTCCGATCTTTTCTTTTCCATAACTGGATCGATACATCGCATCCAACTACCTAATTGACCGAACTTCTTAACCTTAAACTTATCGTTTTCTTTGTACCTTTGTTGGCCAAAAAAACCTTTTCTGGACGCAACAACTTCAATCCCTAACTTAGACTCTATAGGGATTTGAACGTTTGAGTCCATGTCTTTTTCAGGATCAATGATCTCAACCGGAACGTCTTCTTGGGACTGCTCCGGCACGTTCAGATCTACCTGTTCAGATTCATTGCCAGGTTTTTCAAGACCTGGCATTACTGGCATATCATTATCATTACTCATGTTTACCTCTTAAACTTCAGCATCATTAGTTTTTGGGAACGACTTGTACTTAGCGTTTTCATCTTGAGGAACAAGATAAATATCACAAGTTAAAGTTGTTGTCCCACTGGCAATTGTAATTCTTGCACCAATGTACTGCTTAGTCATAACACCTTGAGGGATCGGAACTTCTACTTCATCACCAAGAGTTAAGTTAGCAGCTAAAACAGCAACACTTGCAAGAGACTCAACGTTACTTGTTAAAGCAGCGTTGTCGGCTTGGATAACTTCAATTGTTGAAGTTGAACCTGCACCAGCAGCAACAGTTGGTAAAATTAACAACGCCATTCTACGGCCAATGCTAAGATCTTGAGCAGCACTCTGTTTTTTGTAAGAGTTGGTTGATACTGTCGCACTGCCAGTAAAGGCTTGCGCAGTACTTAGCTGATTTTCTACATCGAATCTCATAATATTTCTCCTAATTAAATTATTCTAACATTCTAAAAATATTAGGAGGGGTATTAAACCCTCCTACTTCAAAAACTTAGTTGTTACTAGGTCGTAACTTGCGCTTCACTGTTAAGTAAACCGTCCATTCTTCTTACGGGATCACCAAGGAAAGTAAGGATCTGTCTACCTTCGAAGTTTTCAAAACTAAGTCCACCGGAAGCTCCAACTTTCGTTAGTGCTTGCTTATGAAGGTGAGCTTCGATTGTTCTATTCACGTACCAACAACCTTTCCCATTATTAAGATCATCGATCTTATAGTTTGCAGAAATCATCAAGTCGATAAGGTCAGCAGCACTTGAACCGCTTACTAAATTACTGACATCAATATTTGCAATTCGAGCTGCTTGTCTAAAATCTTTAACAACCAATCCATGATCAGTTTCGAATCCCTCTTCGTAACCCCAGAAGTCTCCAGCAGCACCGTTCTCATCAAGGCCAGGAATCTTAACTAGTTTTCCACCTTTTGAGTAATCAGTTCTACTAAGACCTGCCATTGTTCCCTTTGGATATACACCAAAGACTGATCTCTCTCCCCAATGAACTTTTAGGATTGAGCAGTTGTCCGACTGAATACCACCAGCATCAATAATTTGTTTCGAAGCCTCTTCAGTTGTAGCAAGAGTAGAGAAAATATCGAAAAAACCTGCAGTCTTTCTATTTGCTGTTGCAGGCGATCCGTAAACCATCAAACTTGCAAGTTCATTTGCATGAGCTTGTAAGTGACCTTGAGCTTGGTTCCAACGATTGTAAGCTACACGATCCATACCACCACGTTGAGCAACGGCCTTATCAAGTTGAGATTTTGACTCAAAATGAGAAGCTTGGAACGTTCTTTCTTCAATCGTACTTTTACTGGCCGGAATAGGCTGGTTGGCTTTCCGGTAGTAAACTTCCGGTAGAGCTGAACGAATGTCTTCTTTATGGACAGTACCTTCATTCATTTCCATGTATGGAATATCATTTAACATAGGGTTGTGCTGTACTAGCACTTCCGCTACTTTTCCAATTTGTTTATTTTTACTTTTTGCAACATCCGCAAGTGTTACAAGATTAGCTCCTAAAGCTGCCATTCAAACCTCCAAAGATTTTTTATTTATACATATCGTTCAAAAAGTTACCATCAGTCTTCTTAACAGGTTCACTCGGGTCGCCATTAACAAGTTGAGTAATCGGGTTCTGTGTTTTATAAGAACGCATTAATCCCTTCATGATGTAAGGAGGCAACACACCACCTCTATCTGTCAAGACTTTTTTGAGTTCAGGGAAGTCCTTGTCCAATACCTTCTCTGCTCGACTGACATTTTTATCAAACGCCTCGCCTCCAAACTCTACATCGTTCATCATCTCATTCTTCCATCCATTGTGGGTTTCAATGAGTCTAGCATTATTCGCTTCAATCACTTTAGCATTCTCATTTTTTTCCAAATTGACATAAGCTTCGATTTGTTCCTTAGTTAGTTTATTCTCTATCGCAAATTCTGAAATCAACTCTTTATTATATCCCTCAGGTAAATTACTTACGAGAGTATCGACTTCTTTTTTAACTTCCAAAGGATCAACCTTGTCGCCTTCCTCTGGTGCCTTATCATCATCTTTAGGAGCTGGGTCGTCCCCTTTAGGAACCACTTCAACATCCTTGTCGTAACCTGTCGCAGGAGTTTCAACTTTCTTGTCATCAGTCTGTTCTCCTGGCTTATCGACTTTTACATCATCAACTTTAGGTTCAACTTCATTATCGCTAGGAACATCGCTTGGTGCAACATCATAGCCATAATCGTCTAGTTTATTAGTTTCTTGATCACTTGAGTCAGTAACTATCGGGGTTGTCACCGGAGTCACTGCTGGCGCTGCTGTAGATTCTGTGTTGTTCGCAGAGGTCGTCATATTTTTCCCTTTCTATTTTTGACAGTATTGAAGCCGCGATTTCAAAATCAGCTTCACATACAAGTTTATATATTGAATTTCCAGCTTTTAACAAACCTAAGTATTCGTGTAGCGCATTACCTTCCATTCCTTCAGGTACACACGCTACTTCCAAACTCTTAAACATATATTTAAAAAGCTGAAGACCTTCCTTACTTTTTAGAATAACTCCAATAGCAAGTAACACATCCCTGTGTTCTAAATCCTCCTGACGTTGCTTCCTGTCTTCGTATTCTCTTAATACTTCACTCATTACTCATGCACTGAGTATCTACAGTAACCTCTAACCTTACCTGCAGATATGGCCGCACCGCCAATGACCCAACTGATATCGCAAGCTGCTGCAATATCATCAACCATGTTAGCTGCTGTACCTGTTACTGCTGAAGCTAAAAAAGCACCTGTTGCTACGCCCGATTGGTCTGCTGCTGAAAGAATATTATTTGCGTCTTCACATTGAACTGCAATAGTCCCTGAACCTGCATCTACTATTTGAGTTTCAACTCTGAACCAACATTTTTCAATAACTGCTTTAGCAGGAAGTGAAACCCCAGTAGCTATAGTACTAATAGCCCCACCATCAACTGCAAAATCATAATCAAAAATTGCTAGTCGTCCAATATTTAAACCTTCATCTTGATCTACTACTGAAGTCTCTGAGACTGACGCTGCAGCACCTGAAACCATATTGAAAATACCTCGGCCAGTTCTCGTACAAGTCAGACCTGTACCGCAATTAATACGGCTAAAGATTTTTAAGCTTGTTCCACTGCTTATACCTTCAAAACCTGCGAATACATTTGTTGTGAGAAACATTACTGCTAAAATTAACCATTTCATATTGACCCTCCTAAGGTGATATTTACTTTTGTTGTTTTGCTGCTGAAGCATCTTTAGCTGCCTTGGCCATTGCTGGAATAGTTTGTTCCAACTGCTGTTGCCTTTGAGCTGCTTTAGCTTCCTGTTGCCTCATGGCATCTACTTTAGTTTGTTCATTATTTAAACCTGCTGGCAAGTACAATCTGTCCTCATAAATATCAGCAAGCTTATCAGTATTAATTTTCTGCAGAACTTTAGGATCGATCTGTGCAACATTGGCAATCATCCCTACGTATCTGTCGATTGATGGAAGGTCAGCAGCTCGTTGAGCTTGAGCAAACACAGAAATAAACTGTGGTGAAAGTGACTGTCCTTCTAGTGACTCAGGTATTGGTTTTAAATATGGGTCTTCGTAAAGAACATAATCCATAACCCATTCCAAAATAGGAATGTTGTACGATGAGTTTAGACTTTGTAAATTTGGCCCTATAACTCTTTGTTGTTCTTCAACAACTGCAGCAGCTTCCGTTGCCGTTCGAGTCTTAGGGTTTTTAGAAAGGAACAAAAGGAAGTCAGCATAATAAAGCTTGTCAACCTGTTGTCTCATATCACTTACATCTTGAATCAATGTTCCAATCGCAGGGTTAACCTGAAAGATTGGTTCAAGTTTCTGCTTACTACTAACAGATCTTGAGTCCAGTGGAACAAAGGTATTAGGTGCGTGACTTATATAACTTTTTCTTAAGCTGGCAGGGCCTTGTAAAGCAGGTTTTAAAATCTGCTCAATCGCCTGGTCCTTGCTAATTGCTTTTTTGTTAAGTGACTTGATTAACCCCAAGGCATCAATTGTCGGCCCCTTCTCACCATACTCAAAATCATCACTAGATTTTCCTACGATGAAAGGTTTTCTTCTAGTAGTGTGTCTTTTCAAAAAAGCGTCATCGCCTTTAGAAGTGAAACTACCGCCAAACTCTTGACCCTCTTGGAAATGATGACCACCAGTTCCACCTAACTCGTAAGTAAGCTCTAACCATTTACGGTTTCCAACAGCATTAGGTTCTTGGGGATCAAAACTAGGATTACTTTTAACAGTATGAACTATGTCGATCATCTGAGTATAGTTACTGTCTTCATACATTTTCTTAACGTTATGAGAAATGTTAGACCAATCGTAATTACCTTTTTCATCTTTCTTAGCATAGGTATCAACAATAGATTTAACATTTAAAGCGAACTCTCTTATCAGAACGTCAGCTTCACCGTAAGCATCATTGATAAGGTAATAAGACCCAGGCATAAGAGTATGAAAATGAAACCCTTGGTCTAGTTCTTCGATATAGTGAACACCAGTATTTACTGCGCCATAGTCATAATAAAACTTACCAGCAGCATGATAAAAGTTTGAAGAGTTTAAGTAGCTTAAAGTTCTTTCAGTAAAATGTTGAAGCCATGATTTACTTTCAAAATCATCATCGCGCTCACCATCTCTAGTACCAATACGATACCAAGGACGTGATGCTGACGTGTTACCTTCTAAGAAACCTGCAACGAATGATCGTAAAGCTAAAACGTGAGTAGGATCAACAATGTGTTGGTTCTTTCTTTCACCTTCAGTTTGACTTAAAATCCATGTAGATCTATGAGGTAAGGCCCAACGTAAACAGTCGCACCATGTGGAACGGACTTTATCAAACTTACGTTTGGCTTGATGTCTTAAATATTCGCATTGCTGCTTCGATTCTTCGTATTTCATAATCCTAGAAAGTCATCTTCATCAGTGCCTAGAGTCGATTGCCGTGAACCACTTGCTCCATCTCTTCCCTTAACACCACCTCTAACTGAACCTGCGCTTCGGGAAGCTTGGATTTGATCTCTGGCCGTACGAGCTTTAGCCTCTTTGACATCATTTGAAGCTTTTGCTTTTTCCTCTTCAAATCTTGAACGTGCATCTTCATTGGCTTCTTCAGCAGCATTCGCTCCTGTGACATCTTTAAAACCTTCATATAAGAATTTTCCAGTTTTACCAGCTCCAAACTTACCATCTTCATCAATACCTATAAGTCCAACAGAAGATGCCTTGATCAAACCTTTCAGTCCATCACCAAGAATATCCCCTGCACCTTCAATAGCTTTATTTACGTCTCCGCCCATATTAAACCTCTAGTCGGTATAAAGTTTCTAATTCTTTAAAACCCATTTTTTCAATAGTTGAGGGTTTTATGTTGGTCTGACTTGTCAACATAGTTATTATATGATTAGCTTCAACC